CCCCGTGTTCAGGTACGTATCCACCGTCGCCGGCGCCCCCCCGTCCACGCTGATCGATACCTCGCCGCGGTCGGTGTAGAGCGTCGTCCCCAGGTACAAGCTGTGGCTCTGCTTGCACCAGTATTTCACCGTCACCGCGTCGCCCGCCGCCGCCGTCCTGCGCGCCGCTCCCTGCGAGTAGAAGCCCGCCTGCCGTTGCCAGCCGCTCCCCGAGTAAGTGCACCAGGCGTCGGTGTCTTCGACGCGTACCGATCCGGGTCCGGCCACCTGCAGCGCCCCTATGCCCTTCGGATCCGCCACCGCCCAGTTACTGAAGATGGCGTCCCAGTTCCGCCCCACGTAGGCCGCCCCGCCGGCCAGCGCCGGTGCGAAGGTCAGCCACAATTGCCGGACCTGGTCGATCCCCAGCGCCGTGAAATCCAGGCAGATTCTCCAGGTGACCGCCGAGTTTCCGCCGGCGAATTGCACCGCCGGGTCCGCCAGGACGCTGCCCCCGGCCGCGACCGAGTACATGACGATCATGTTCCCGTCCGCCCCGGCGGGCGCCGCCGTGATGGTCACTTGGGCGCCGGTTGCCGTGGCCGAGAGAGCGTAGGTCTGCCCCGTATAGGACGCTGCGTTGATTGCCCCCGCCAGCGCCGCGGCGATCTGCGGGGCCGTCTCTCCCCCCGTGGCCTGGTACCGGTAGGCGTAGTTCTGAAACCACAGCGTGATCGAGTCGCCTGCTATCGCTCCCCCCGGCGCCTCGGTGACGGTGAAGGTTCCCGCCGCCGCCGTCCACGCGCCCGCCGCCAGCGTGGCGTTCGCAAACAGCGGAATGCTGGCCGTCGATCCGTCGGCGCGAATCGCGTCCAGGTACGGCCAGTCGATGGCCGGGTACTTCGGCGAGTCGATCGTCTGCAACCCGATGTAGGTGAGATCGAAGCTCAGCACCATTCCCGCCAGGCTGAAATCCGGCAGGTACCGCAGCTTGGGGTGCTCGTAGTAGTTATCCGCGTCGTAGAGCACCAGCACGGCGAAGTCGGCCGCGTCTCGGAACACCCCCGAGACGGTGAACCCCGTCGGCGACGTTCCCCACAGCGCCGCCGCCGCCCCGAAGTCCGAGAACCCCCGCAGGTACATCGTCCGGTCCGGCTGTAGCTTGTAGATCGTCTCGGACATGGCTACCTTGACATCCTCGGCAAATTCGCCGATACTGGCAGCCGATGGCTTTTCCAGGCGGCAAGTCCGGACCCGGCGTCTACCACCGGCTCATCAACCTCATGCCTCCGCATCGAACCTATGCCGAGCCCTTCCTCGGAGGAGGAGCGATCATGCGGCTGAAACTCCCCGCGGCATACAACATCGGCGTTGATCTCGATGCCGCCGTCATTCGCGATTGGCGATCGCGTATCGGCCAGATCGCCGGCGCTGCAACCGACGCTGCAGAATCGGCGCCGCGACCTGGTGCTCTCGGCGTTCTCGCCGACCGGCGCCGGCGCGCATCGTCGAATCCGCCGCCTTCGGCCGCTCTCGGCGTTCTCGCCGACCGGCGCCGGCGCGCATCGTCGAATCCGCCGCCTTCGGCCGCACTCGGCGGATTCGACGGCGATCGAGCCTCGGCGAGTACTCCGCTGGTGGATCCGCCGACGCGGGACCGCTACCGCTTCCTCCGAGGCGACGGCCTCACCTTCCTGGCCTCTTACCCGTTTGTGCCGGAGGACCTGGTCTATTGCGACCCACCGTACCTGGCAGAAACGCGCTCGAGTGGTCGCCTCTATCAATACGAAATGAGCGACCAGCAGCATGCCGAGCTGCTGTCGATCATCCTTGATCTGCCCTGCAGGGTGCTCATATCCGGCTACTGGTCGGCGATGTATGCCAGCACCCTGAAAGACTGGAACGCGATACACTTCGAGGCCATGACCAGGGGCGGTATGGCAACCGAATGGGTCTGGTTCAATTTCCAAGCCCCGTCGGCCCTGCACGACTGTCGATACCTGGGCGAAACCGCCCACCAGCGGCAGAACCTCAAACGCCAGATCGCCAGTTGGGGCCGCCGGTTGCAGCGCATGTCTCCTCTCAAGAGGCAGGCCCTGATATCGGCGCTGGCCAGCGTCGGCGAAAGCGCCGCTGGGATCCATTAGGCCTGCACCAGGATCGTTAGATCCGAGCCGGGAAAGGTCCCGGCTCCTGTCGGCACGCTCGTGATGTCCACTTCCCAAAACGCGCCCGAGGGCACGGGCACCGGTGTCGTCTCCGACGCCGATAACTCTCCCGGCCCGATCGTGAACGTGGCCACCGCAGTCGGCTGCCCCGCCGTAATGTAGAAGGACAGCCTAATCACCAGGTTTCCGCCTACTGGCGCCTGTTTCACGTCCGCCCGCAAAGTAGTCGTCGAATCCCTGGAGCTGCATCGTCCGGTCCGGCTGTAGCTTGTAGATCGTCTCGGACATGGCTACCTTTAGAACTGCACCAGCAGCGTCAGATCCGATCCCGGAAAAGTCAGTCCTCCGCACAGGGTGCTCAGCACCAGGACCGTGTTTGCCGGAATTTCTGCCGCCGCCGTCCCGCTCGCCTGCGTAGCGCCGGCCGGAATGGTCAGGGATCCGATCGCCAGGCCCGTCGCCAGGCTCAGCGTCACCGTCAGGGACCCGCCCACCGGCGCTTGCTTGAGGATCGCTACCAGGGCGCTCGGCGTGGCGCTCGCCGGCAACATTGCCAGCGGCGCCGCGCTCGAGGAGGTTCCCAGTGTTCCCGGGACGGCCAGCATCAATTGCGTTGCCGCGGCGGCTGTCCCCGTATGCGTGAGGCCTCCGGATGCCTGCGCCGTAGTCATCATCTGCAGCCGCGCCAGGCGGTTGTTGATCTGCACCACCAGGTCCGTTCCCGCCGACGTGCTCGCGATCGGCGGCAGCCGGTTCGCCGTGGCGTTCACTGGAGGACCTCGAACGGCACGTCCACCGCCGTCCACACGTCGGGCGTCTCCTCAACCGGCAGCACCTTTGCCCAGAACCACTGCGGCTCGGTCGGGTTGACCGGGAACGGCATCCACTCCCACTGCGGCGCCGTGGGAGGCACGGGCAGGTCCGCAAACGTGAACGCCGCCGGCGTCTCCGGAACTTTGATGTCGTGCCACTGCGGCAGCAGCTCGCTCTGCTCTACCGGGTAGTCCTGCCAGGCCCACTTGCCATCCGGCTCGTTGACCGGACGCGACCAGACGCGCACATGGAAGATTCGCGCCGCCGTCCCCGTCGAGGTAAGCGAGATTCGCAGTAGCCGCGCCCGTATTCCCGGCGGCAGTACCACCCGCACCGGCCCGCGCGAGCCGGTTCCCGGCAGCGCGCGGCTGTACATCTGCGCCATTCGCCCGCTCTGGTCGGTGTACAGCGCCATCTGCACCGTCCCGCCGGCATCGCCCCGCATGTCGACCTCGACCCACTTGTGCATTTTGACGCGTTCGCTCTGGAAGTCGAACTCCAGCGTGCTCAGGGCGTCGGCGGGGCCTCCCGCGCTCAGGTAGCGCCCCATCCGCGCGGCCCTAACCTGCACCCTGTAGATTCGGAATCCCATCGCCGAGCTGGCCACCATCCGGATCGAGCGCCCCTCCACCCCCCAGGTTTCGAGCGGCGTGCCCAGGGGCATCTCCGCTCCCGCCCAGTGCCGCGCCGTGGCTCCCGCCGTCAACTGTAGGATGGTGCGCTCCGCCTGCGCCTCTCCCGGCAGGTCGGTGGTCACTTCGACGCCCGCCGGCCCGTCCGAGTCCATCTCGAAACGGATCCGGTCGTAGGTCTTCACCTCCGGAGACCCCAGGTCCTGCTCGAAGCTGTCCCACACGGCCCCGGCGGCCGCCTCGTAGCTTTCGACGTACACCCCAATCGGCCGCGCCGCCATGCGCGCTCCGAACAGCTTGAACGCCGCGCTGCTCGTAATCGTCACGCGCACCAGCCGCCCGAAGATGTAGTTATCCGGAACGGCCCCCTGCGGCAGGGGAATCTGCACCGTCGTGCGCCCGTTCGTACTCGGCTGCGTCGATTGCACCCGCGCCGCCATCGAGTTGTACGGCAGGTCGGTATAGACCGTGACGTAGTAGGTCCCGTACGCCCAGATGTCCAGTTCCAGCTCGCGGAACTGCTTTACCGTTTGCGTGCCCAGGTCCAGATCGGTTGTGTCCCACAGGGCACCCGTTCCGCTCTCCTCCGAGGTCAGGTAGCAGCCGAACGAGCGCAGCCTCATCCGCGCTCCGTACAGCCGGAAAGCGTTCAGCCCGGACAGAATGAGTCGCAGCAGCCGCCCTTCGTAGAACGTCTCCGCCCCCGGCGCGACGTTCAGGGGAATGAGCACCTTTTGCCGGCCGCCGGTGTTGACCGTGGCCACCTGGACGCCGAACGCGCCAATCGGCGCCGTCGGCAGGCCGTGCCCGGCCAGGTCGCTGTACACATACGCCGCGACGGCTCCCGTCGTCTCGATGTCGAGCTCGAGCTCGCGCGCTTCCTTCACGTCCGGCTTGCCGAAGTCCGTCTCGCGCGAGTCGTAGACCGCGCCGCTCGCCGCCTCGTAACCTTCCACATAGACGCCCACCGCAATCAGTTCCACGGCGCCGTCGTACAGAATGAACTTGCTCGCTCCCGAAAGCTGCAATCGGCAGAGCCTTCCTTCCACCGGCGGGCTGATGCCCGCGGGCAAGGGCAGCCGCACGAACCTCCGCCCCGCGGCGCCGGTGTTGATCGTCGCCGTGAAACGTACCGCTTGTGCGTTCCCCGGCAAATCGGTGAGAAACGAAACCAGCACGTTTCCTCCGAAGGTGTCGATCTCTAAACTGATCTCGCGGAACCGCTTGATCGGCACCGCCGCCAACGCGATCTGGTAGAGTTTCGGCAGCTTGGTGATGCCGCTCTCGAAGGTCATCTCCATCGAGTCCCACACGAAACCCGCCGCCGCTTCGTAGGCCTCCACGTAAACACCCACCGCCCGCACTAGCAGCCGCGCCGCATACAGCCGGAATTGCGTACCCAAAAGGGCAATCCGCCAGATGTAGCCCTCGGTCGCCGGAAACGGCAGCTTCAGTTGCGCCCGGCCGCCGTTCTTCGCGATCTGGATGTACTGCCTGGGCGCCAGCGCGTTTCCCGGCAGGTCGGAGTACAGCGCCGCCGTGGTTTCCCCGCCGCTGTTATCGATGTCCAGCAGCAGTTCCTTCGCCTGCTTGACCTTGGGCACTCCCAGATCGGTCGGCAGCGTGGACGCTGCGTTCGCCAGCCGCGCCTCCAGGTAGCAGTACAGGTAGACGTTGTGAATAATAAAGCCCGCCTGCGTCCCGGCCTCGACGGCTACCGAAATGTTCTTGGCCAGAACGCCATCCGAATTCGACGGGCCGCGCAGCGGAAAGCTCTGGGTTGTCCGTCCCCAGGCCTGGATCGTTCCCACTTGCGTCAGTGCCACGTTTCCGTTGTCGTACGCGACATACACGGTTCCAGCGTCGCCCTGCGTCTCGTAGTCGATCGCCACCTCGATCCAGCACTTCTGGTTGTCGGGCGCTCCCGCGTCCTCGTAGTGCGATTGGTACACACACACGATGGCCTGCAGGCCGGTTCCGGACGTGGCCGCGTCCACCGTGACGCATAGCGCGAAGTCGTCCAGGCTATGACCCCACCCCGTGCTTCCGTTTCCGCACAGGCCCCACATATTTATGCCGTCGAATACGAATCCCCTGATCCGCGCCGCCAGGCCCGGCAGCGTGCTGCGGTGGTACATCCAGCGCTGGCCGTTGAAGACCATCAGCGGGGCTCCGTTCAGGCTCCCCTGGCCGCCGCGTTCGTTGTACGCCAGGTACACCTTCCCCATGGCGCACCCGAGGGCGCAGTCGTAGTAGCTGAAGCCCGGGACTCCATAAGTGCCCTCGGCCGGAATGGATCCCGGCGGCGCCAGCGGTCCGGCGAACTGCCGGACCGTGTTGAACAGTGGCTTAATGGCGCCGGAGGCGTCTGCCGCCCCCGCCATGTTGAATACGCAGAGGCCGCCCGGGGCCACGAAGTAGTCCACCTGTGCCCACGTCGCTACGGCAAACGCGTTTACCAGCCCGACTCCGCAGTCCGTGCGCTCCAGGTATCCCGTGTCTGGATCCCCAGTCAGCGTCCAGACCGAACGCTCCTTGTAGATCACCAGCGTGTTCGCGTGAATCGTGCACCACACGATGCCTTCCCCGTAGTCCCCGACGTCCACCCAGTTTCCGCTACCTTCGTCCTGCGACCCCGGCCAGTACATGGGCAGGTCCGGATCCGTCCAAAACAGGCGATTCGCGTGTGCCACCGTGTTCCAGGCGAACAGCCGGCTGATGTAGGGGCCGCACAGCCCCAGCGCCGCCGGCGGCGGGTCGTTGGTGGTAGGCATGAGCGTCCCGGCGTACGTCGCCGAGCCGTCGTTCCACTCCGGCTGCAAGGACGCCAACCCGGATTCGCGGGCCAGGTCCGCGGCGTTGAAGACCGCCGTGTTGGTGACGTTGTCGTTGATCGTGGCCACTAGGTATGCGCTGCCCAGCGTGCCGCCCAGGGCGTAGACGTTGCGCACCCCTACCTGGGGATCGCTCGAAATGGGAATGTTGAGGAGAATGACGTCCTGGTAGTTTAGGGTCACCGGAACCGAAGCCGGACCCGGGTTGCTCTCGGCGGTCAGGTCGCTCGTTCCGAACGTCACGTAGAAGGTATAGGTCCCGTTCGGTCCGGCGGGATTGGCGTTTCCAGGCATCGACCAGCAGGCGTTTCCCGGCGGGTAGAGCTGCCAGTTCACGAAACCCGTGCCGAAGTTGTGCTTGCCCTGTACCAGCCGGTTCATGATGAACATCCAGCCGTTCATCGCAACCATCCCCACTCGCCGCGTGTCGAGACCCGCGGCAATGTAGCCGCTGCCCGGCACCGCCACCGCTCCGTCGCCCTGCGTCCGCACCCCGGCCAGGTACATGGTGGCGCCGTAGAGGGCCGCCGAGTGTAGATATGCGAACCCCGGCATCTCGGCCTGCAGACCGTAGCCGGCTCGCGAAACCAGCTTCCCGTCCTGATCGACGCGCCAGTTCTGCGCCAGCAGATAGTCCGTCTTGGGCGTCTTGTCGCCCGGCGGTAACAGGCTGAATCCGCCCCCCAGGATCTGCAATTTCTTCAGTTCGTAGCTCACTGGCCCGGCCCCCACAGGTGCGCCATTACCTGTTCATACAACTCGCCGCGCTGCTCGAAGTGTGCCGCCATCTCCGGCATGGCGTGGTCGCTTTCCTTGCCTCGCGCCCCAGCCAGCATCTTGTAGGTGAAGTAATCCTGCAACACCGCCGGCAGCGCCGCGCTCGAGGCCCCCGGCGCGATCGCCGCCGGAAACTCCTGGCAGAATTGGGCCAGGGTCCCCCCGCTGATCGGATTCGGATACAGCGTGATTGTTCCCACGCTTCCGGCGTCCATCGAACACCGCCTCGCGTTCCCCGAGGTCGTCGGCCAGTTCGCGTCCAGCGCCCACAGCGCCCCTACCGCTGTCGGCCGCAGGAGCTGCCCCGCCAGAGCCGCCATCAGGGTGAACACGTGGGACGCGGGCAACTGGTAGACCGCGGTTCCCGGCGAAACCGTGATCGACGTGTCGTAGACCACGAACAGCCCTACGTCGTACGACAGCCGCTTCGCCGCCTCGTCGGCCCACTGGTACAGCTCCGCCTCCGTTACGTAAGCGTTGCCCGCTTGCAGTTCCGCCAGGTTTTGCAGCCCCAGCCGATAGACCGCGTCCGCCACCGCGTTGGCGCAATCCAGCCCGGTGGTGCCGCCGCCCTGCGGGATGAGGAGTAACAGCATTTTTGCACCGAATTAGGCGTCGTAGCCCCAGGCCGTGATGTCCCCGGCCACCGTCGCACCCGTGTCGTAGCGGAGCACGTTGTTTGCCGCCGACAGCGGAATCGGGCGCTGCGGACACACCACCGAAACCAGGTACGCCCAGGTGACCCCCGCGGCCCACACCATGTTGGCCGAGGCGTTGGTGGCGTCGTAGACGTTCAGCAGCCCGCTTCCGTTCGAAATTGAGATCTGTATGCCCTCGATGTAGGCCGTCTTGCCGCTCGCGGGCGTGTGAATGGCCACCGAGGTCTGGCTCGCCGAAAGCGCTACGTGGGACTTCCAGGGCGTCTGCGTCGCCCCGCCGGTCCCTCCGGAGGGCGCGTTCTGAACTTGCAGCGGCGCCTGCTGGCTGATCGCCGTGCCGCCGCTGCCCACGATCGCCACCTGCTGCACGCCGGCAGCCGCCGTCGCCACGTTCGAGCCGCCAATCTGCGCGACGGACACGCTCCAGTTGCTGCCGCTCTGCGTCGCCGCCACGGTGCCCGACACCGGCATCGCGCCGCTCGAGTTGCCTACAACCACCAGCGGCGTCGTCGAGGTCCCGATCTCGGTGCCGTCCACCCGCCGCAGATTGACGTGCGCCGCCCGTTGCGCCGTGATCCGCAGCACCGAGGCCTGGCCGGATGCCGGCGACCCGGCGAAGGAGTCGTTGTACACCCCGCCGATCGCTTCCACCGGCGTCGTACCCTCCGTAAACGCGGTTTTGTCCTGCTGCGAGTAGCCCCCGCCGGTTTGCGCCAGGACCTTCACCGGAAGACAGTAGACCCCGCCGACGTTCTGTAGCGTCGAGACGTTGCTGGCGTCCGTCAGCTTGATCGGCCAGGCGCCCGCCGTGGCCGCCGCCGTGCCCTGGTTGCCCGTTACAGTCCCCTGGATGGTTGGAGTGCCGGAGATGGCGACCGTGCCCGCGACCGTCACTGTATTCGTAATGGTGGCCACCGTGCCGATGTTCCAGGTGCCGCTCTGGGTGACCGCCGCCGTCCCCGAGATGGCCACCGTGCCCGCCACCGTCACCGTGTTGGTGATGTTGGTGACTGTAGCGATATTCCACGTACCGCTTTGGCTGACCGCGGGAGTGCCGGAGATCGCCACAGTTCCCGCAACCGTTGCCGTCCCCTGTACCGCGACGTTCAGAGTCTGGCCGCCCACGTTGGTTACCGGCACGGATGCCGCCGAGACGGTTCCCAGGTTCACCACCAGGCCCGTACTGGCCGACGCCGGGACCAGGCTGGTGGACCCCAGCGCCGACTCCGCCAGCTTGATTACCTGCATATCGCCGCCGGCGCTCGAGTCCGCCGTAATCGGCGTCCCGGTTCCCTGTGTGATCGAAATCGTCGTCATGCTCATACGCCCTCCACCTTCCGCGCTGGGACCAAGTCCTTTCGCAGACCCAATAACTTCGACCGGTCGAACTTCTCCAGCTCAAACGGCATTTTGTCGTACCGGCTGCCGGCGTTCCGCGCGCGCACGTAGTTGCCGTAGTGCTCTGCGGCTTTGAGCAGCGCACCCAGTCCCGGCAGCGCCTTCTGAAACTCCTGGCCGCCTTCCACCTGGCGCGGCCGGTAAACGCCGTATTCGATGTAGGCCGAGTGATACTCGGCCGGCGTTTCGGGGACGTCCGTGTCGCTCACCAGCGGCAGCCCCGCGCGCGCGTAGGTTACCTGTAGCGTGCTGCCGTTCAGCGGCAGGGGGTACGGCACCGCCAAATCCGCTCCCAACGCCACGTAGCGCGTGGGATCGCCCGGCGTCTGCGTCGTCATCCAGCCGGCGTCCAGCGACGCCAGGTCCTCCAGGCGTGCCGGCCGTACCTTGGCCCCGGTGGACGTCGTTACGCGCAGTGGCACGATCCAATCCGGGAATGTGGCCAGCATGTGGTACGCCGCGAACGTAGACCCCGGCGGAATGGTCCACGATGCCGTGGTCTCCAGTCCCAGCGTCAACAGCACGAAAAGCCTGTGCGCTTCGTTCAGCGCCGCCACAATCTCGGCCTTCGGATAGAATCCCGGGCCCGCGGCCTCGTTGAGCCGTTGCGAGACCCGCGCCACCATATCGGAGAGCTGCATGGCGTCCTAGTTCGGGCCGCCCATCCCGGGACCCCAGTTATTGTTTCGTCCGCGCGCCGCCCTGGCCATCCGGTGCCGCACGAACCGGTCCGCCATCCGCATCGTCGCTTTCAGGCGCTTCTGGCTGTGTTCGAGCAGTAGCATGCGCCGCAGTCCAAGCTGGAAAAGAGCCTCGTAGGAATTGGCTTGCACCGAGTACCCTGCGGCCGCCGCGGGCGCCTCGGCGCTGCCCGCCAGGTGCCGCGCCACCTTCGCCCGCGCTCCGTCCAGCAAAACGCCGGTCGAGACGAACGGGAGCGGCGAGGTTTGCGTCGACGCCCCGTCGAACGCCAGCGCCGCGTGGACGTACTCCACGCTCATGGCTCGCGCGTGCACGGGCGGCGGGAAAAACTCGATCTGGTGTACCACCGCGCCGCCGCTCTCGCCGGAATCGTCCGTGATGGCGTAACTCACCGGATCCTGCACCAGGGTCCGCGGCCCGGCCGACTGGTCCAGCCGGTCCTGCGAGAACGGCTGCAGCGGGAAACCGGTCATCGGGTCGAGCACCGACACTACCGTTCGCACGTCGGAGGGAAGCGCGTACACGTTCTGCATCAGGACGTAAGCCGCGCCGAGGTAGACCGTGCCCGCCGCGTCGATGCCGTTGCCTTCGTATGGCCGGTCCAGCGTCGCCGTCGTAGCTCCCGTCTGTGTGAACACGTAGGTCGGCGTGTCGCCCGGGCGGTAAAACTTCAGCCCGCTCTGGCTGCTGCCCCAGTTCGTGCCCAGCCCCGTCACCCCGGTTTGTCCCACCGTCAGGGTGACCGTGTCGGTGGCCGATTGGTACGCCGCCAGCGTCTGCACCGCGCAGTGATACTTCAGCCCCTGCCAGTCGGTGGCCTCGAGCACCGCCTCGTAGGTCGTGTTCAAAAACTCGTCGAGGAGATCCGCCGGCACGCCCGGCGCCCCCGTCTGTAGCTGGAATCGCAGTTGGCCCCAGGTCATGTCAGTGTACCCGGCACCGGATGTAGCCGCCCTGCGCCACTCCGCCGGTGTCGCTCTGCAGCACCGTCGCGAAGAATTCCGCGCCTTTTGCGGCCGTCTGCGGGGAGTTGGCGAAGGTCGCCTGAAAGTTTGCTACGCCCGGCGTGTCCGTCGTTGCCACCACTAACTTGCTGGCGCCGAAGATGGACACCCCCGCGGCCGTCTGAATGTCGACGATCACCGACTGCACCGTCGGCATCGTTTGCAGCGACAGGCCGCATTCGTCGAACGTCACTCCGTTCGGATTGCCGACAAAATAACTCGTGAAGGTCTGCTCGGCGAGGCAGCCGGCCGTTGTGCAGATGATAAACGCGGGAGCCTCGGTAGCCGGTAGATCGGTTGGCACCAGGGCGCGCCAGGAGGCCGCACCCGATCCCCCCGACGCCGGCCCGGCGTACACCGCACCCTGCGAGATGGTGCCCGAGAGGCTGCCCGCGCTCCCCGACGTATTGGCTGCGTTGCTCGGGATGTCCCCCGATTGCAGCGCCGGTAACCGCGCGTGCGGTAATGTGCCGCTGCCGATGTTGCCGGCGTTGGTGGTGTCGGTTGTCGCCGACGCCGCAAAACTCGGCCAGCTCCCGGGTGCTCCCGAGATGGTAGTCTGAAAGCCGCTAATCCGGCCGCCCGCCGCCGTCAGAGTCAGCCAGCTTGGGTCCGTGTAGCTGCCCGCGGCGCTCACCGCGTTGGTCACCTGTGCCGCCGTGTAGTCGCCGCCCGCCGCGGCCACCGCGCCGGCCCGCCCGAACACGCTCGATACCGCTCCCGCGCCACCGCTGCCCCCTGGCAGCGCCACCCACCAGAGCCCCGCCGACGCCGGGTTGTTATCCAGGTTGCTCGTCTCCAGACTGACGTAAGGCGCCCCGCCGTAAATCACCAGGTCCTGCGAGTTGTAGACGGTTGTCGCCGACCAGGTGCCGGCGTAGTGCATCTTGTTCCAGTACAACCACGACGTGGTGACCGACACCTGCCCCGACGGATTGGCCGGCTGTGCAGGGTATTGCAGCGCTTGCGCGCTCAGCCCCGCGGTGATCGCCAGCAGTGCCGCCGCGAACCTACCCGGTCGTGTCACGTAGAACCTCGCTCTCGGCGGAGTCCCGCGGTCTTAGGCGGGGATCTCTTCCCAGGTGATGGAGTAGCCGCAGAGCAGCGAGCTGCCGGCGGCTCCCCACAGCGGCAGCCATCCGGCTCCCTGTGCCACGACGAGCTGCCCGTCGAGCACGTCGTCGGCCGTCACCAGGTAGGGCGAGGCCTGTGCGGTGGCGGTTGAACTGAAATTGGCCAGCATGTGAGTTACCGGAGCCGCCCCCGCCGTCAGGGTGGTGCCGGTAGTTCCCGTGGCGTAGCTCCTGGCCACCGACGACGCCCCGCTCGACAGCATGTTGTTGAGGATCGTGCCCGTAGCGGTCGCGGTGGGCACGTTGGGGATGTAGCCGTGAAAGACGGGACCGGCGCCCGGCGTCCCCGATATGATGCCAAGCCGGAAGCGCAACAGAACCAGCAGTTTTCCCGATGCGGCCGGGTTGAACAGCGCGAACTGCGTCGCCGCCGCCGCCGCCGCGGAGACGATGTTTCCCGCCGCTACGCCGCCCGTGGTGGCGGCCAGCGTCAGGCTGAACACGTTGCCGCGGTACACCGGCTCCTGGTAAAAGCCGTGCGCATTGAGTCCCACGATCGAGCCGTCCTTGCTGGCCCGCTCCGGAACCGGAACGCCGTCTGCGCAAATCTGAGGACCTACCCTCGCAGGTGGAAACATCGCAAATTCTCCTTCACTTCAAAATGTCCGCCGACAGGGAATACGCGTAATTCGACCCGTCGAAGTGCTTCACAACCACGTCCCATTGATAGGGAACCGCGCGGCTTACCGCCTCCCGCACGTTTCCGAAGGCGTCGCTCGGGTGGTAGCTCATCTCGAACGCGTACGTCCCGACCTGCGTCACCGCGTAAACGCCCCCGGTAGTCAACTCCACCGAATTCCCGCTCACCCGGTCGTAACCGCGGATTATCGGCAGGATTCCGCCCGACCCGCTGGCCGCGCTCACGTTCAGATATAAGCGCAGTGCCGAGCAGTCGGCGTCGGTCTGAGCCGCCGTCGCGGTATTCGCCGCTCGCGTTGCGCTGTTGAGCAGCGTCCGGGATGTCTTGATCCCCAAGGCCATGGTCTTACCCGAGCGTCAGAATGCCGTACTCCACGTACGCGATCGCCGTGCCCGTGCCGGTGGCAAACGCGCCGCTGGCGTTCGAAACGTAGATCCCGGTGTTCGCCGGAACCGTCAGCCCATTCGATCCACTGGCCGGCCACAGCGCCGTCAGGGTCGTGCCCGCCCCCGCGTTCACCACGCTCGCCGGGACCGTGCCGGCGTGAACGGCCGTGCCTCCGGCGTTCGCCGTGTTCCCAAACTGGAACTGCACCGCGCCGCCGCTGGTGAACTGTGTCGCCGTGGTCTTAAGCTCGAGCAGGATCTCGTAAACCACGATTGCCAAGCCCGAGCCGGGCGCCCCCAGAATGACCACCGGCGTCGCATACATGGCGATCAGGTTGGCCGCCGTGAGAGGCACCTGGGCCACCTGGGTGGTCATGGCGACTCCGCTCAGTACCGATATATTGCCGGCCTGGTCGATGTCGAAAAGCTCGGTCGGAGCGGCATTTGCCGTCTGCCGGCGGATCCGCACCGCTGGAACGCTCTGCGTCGAGGGCACGCGGATAATCAGCGCTTCGTCGCCCCCCGCGCCCACGTGCGGCTCGTTCCCCGCCCCCATCGCTCCCCGGGGGACGATGTCCAGCAGACGCAGCCGCGTCCGCTTCGGTGTGTCGTTCGGTAGCAACGCCATGCGAACCCCCTAGCTGGACGGAATCCCGTAGATCCCGTAGAAGCCGTTGTAGCCGACCGAGAATCTCATCCAGCCGGCCGTTTTCACCGACCTCGAGTCGAAGTCGATGTCGTGGACCGTGTTGAACGCCTCGCGGTCGTAGTACCGCAGCTCGGTGTCTTCCTTCTCCGCCTCCAGGAACCAGGCGTCCGGGTTGGTGAGATAGTCCCACACCATCCACGAGTCGAAGCTCGGCATCCCCGAGCGCCGTTTGAAGGCGTTGATCGTGCGGTTCGCGGTGTCGGCCCGGTCGCTGCCGCCCAGCAATTCGGCGCCGATGAACTCGAGCTCGGGTGGGAAAATCGCTTTCTTCGGCGGGATGCGCAGCCGCTTCCCGCGGTGGTCGACCGTCTTCCGCATATCCTTCAGCGCGAGCTGAATGCTCGTCACGTCCGGATCCGTGGCGTAGCTCAGCCGGTTTGTCTGCGTTCCGCCGCCGATGAGCGGGTGCGCCGTGCTGAACAGCGTCGTGCCGTCCGGCCCCGTCGAAGACGTGAAACCGGTGTTGAACACGTTGGCCGCGGTTACTTCCTTGGTTTCCTTCGCCGATCGGCCCAGCTCGGTGGCGAGCTTGCGCACCACGCCGAACTTGTCGTCGTCCATGGCCACCTTGGTGACCTTGAATCCCAGGCCGTACTGGCCGTGGATGTAGGTTTTATTGAAGCCCGGCAGCGCCTCGTCGTATCTGGTGGTATCGCCTTCCGGGATCACCGCCATCTGGCCGAAGCCGGTCACTTCCGTGGTCTGCTCGATTGACCGCGTCGAGCTTTCCACGCGGAAGACCTCGCTGAACTCGTCCGGATACCGGCTGTACTTCGTCATGACCACTTCGTCGATCGCAGGCAGCATCGACTGCAAGAAGAGGTCCGGAAAAATTGTCCGAATGAACACTGTCGCCCCCCCGAATTCTTAGGGTGGGGCGGGTACTTTGCCCGCCGCCTACCCTTCCGACGGCCGCCCGTCCGGTTGCCGCCGAAACCCCGACTACTACGCCCCGGCCGTACCCTGGGCGAACTGGTGCTTGTTGATGCGCACTTCCAGAATCGCGCTATCGCCTTCCGCGTTCGGCGAAATCATTGCCACCTTCAGAATGTTCAGGTCGAGCGTGCTGGTGGTGTTGATGGTGCCGCCGTCCACCGCCAGGCCGCTCTGCTTGGTCACCGTGCTGCCCGCCGTCGTCAGCGAGATGTTCGCGTTCAATCCCACGTGCGAGGACGTCGAAATCGTCGTGCCGGTCTTGCACTGTGCCAGGTAGATCACGTCGATTTCGTCCGTTACCGGGTGGACCGAGGCCGTGGACGCCGCCCCGTAGGCCAGGCTGGCGCCCAGGTACAGCGAGGTGCCCGCCGTCGCCTGGTAAGCGGTCTGCGCGTTCGGCAGGTTGTAACCCTGCGGGCTCTCCGGCAGCGCCATCGACTCCGAGGTGTTGTATATCGCCAGGTCGAACATGAAAATTGCGTGGCTGTCGCCGGACGGTTTGCCGTACTCGGTCACCGAAAACGGCGCGCCGCCCGCCCGAATCGTCGGCCGGAACCCAAAAGGACTGTTGTTGTTTGCCACTCGCTCACCCCTCCATCAGCGCGGATCTGCGCCCGCTAACATTGCATTCGACATTTCGAGCGAACTTACGCTCCGTTCTCGCGCTCGAATCGCAGGCCGCCCGCCCTTGCCTGCCCGAGGTAGTTCTCGCTCTCGGTCGCAGTGGCCAGCATCGACTCGTCCGGAGCCAGCGGCCGGGATCCCGCTACGGGCACGCCCGCGGCGCCGGCGGCGCGCAGCAGCCGGTCCTGCGCGTCCATGTAGCCGTCTTCCATTTCGCGCAGCGCCGCTTCGCTCTCGCCCGCGTACCTGGCGAGCCGCTCTTGCGCCCAACGCTCCGGGATCTCGCCCATAATCAGCGTTCCAACCTTCACCGGATCCCCGCGTTCGTTCTTCGCGATCTCGTAGCCGCGCATCCCCAGCGCCCCCATGCACCGCTCGGAGAGGAACTTCGCCCTCATCCCCGGGCGCCCGTAGCGCTCCACCGCGTCCCGCATCGGATCGGCGAGTTGAACCGTGTCCTCGCGCTCCACTTCCACTTCGTACTCGCGTACCGGGATCTTCATGACCCGGTCGCGGAACGCCTGCGCCACGGCTTCTACCCCAAAACGGTCGATTGCTTTCTTCAGCCCCTTGCGCATTACCGGGTCGGGAACGGCGCTCGATCCCTTGCTCCGGATTGCTTCCGCGGTGGCGTTCGCATACTCCGCCAGGCCGTTCTGCTCCAGCCGGTCTCGAAATTCCGGACACCCTTCCAAAAGCGGGTCCGGGCCGTACACCTTCCGGGTGATCGTGGGCAACGCCTCGCCGAAGACTCCGCGGTCCCACTCGTCCGTGAGCAGCTCGGCCGCGCTCGCCGGTGCGCTGTGCGGGGCCAGGTCCGCGGCCATCTGATCTACCGCCGCCGCCGTCCGCTCCTCTTGCTTGCGTTTGGCGTCGACTCGCTTCTGCCTCTCGGCCAGCACCTGCCGATTCATTGCATCGGCCGGGTCCACCGCCGGGGCCGTTCGCTTGTTAGGCATCGCCTTACCTCACTCCCCTCATCGCCACGCCCTTCCTGGCGCGTGTCCTGTAGGCCTCTAGGGCCTGCTCCCGGTTCATCGGCTTGCCGTCGGCGCCTGGCATCCCTAGCAGCATACTGAGCGCTATCTTTTGCTGTTCGGGGGAGAGTTCTCCGTCGTCGGCCTCGCCCGCGCCCGGTGCACGGTTCCCTCTGTCGCCCTCCTGCGCCGCGGCCCGCGCCCTGCGCGTGGCCTCGCGCGTCGCCGCGGTTTCTTCCGATGCCTGCGATCGCGTCTTC